TGGCAGATACAGAAATAGCGACTAAAGAGCGACAATTAAGTCATTATGAGGTTGAACTTCGTGAGAAGTTTGTGAAGGAATATATGTTTGATAAGAACCCAACCAAAGCAGCTATCCGTGCAGGAATCAATGCTACTTATGCAGATAATTATGCAAAAGAGTTCTTATCAGAGAGCAAAGTCCAAATCATGATTAAGCGTAAAGAGATTGAAGCATCTGTGGCAGCAGCAGACCCTGAAAGGATGCGTCAGGATATGATTATTTCACTTAGACAAATCATGATTTATGATGGGGAAGGCTCAAATGCATCCGCAAGAGTTGCGGCAGCAAAACAATTAGCCGCTATGCTCGGACTTGAAGCACCCTCTAAATCTGAAACCAAAGTTGAATTCATGGGAGGTGTGATGGTTACACCAGCCACAATGACTGTGGATGATTGGTCAGCTCATGCTATTGACTCACAGAGTAAATTGCATAAACAACTGGAATCATCCATATGAAACTCCAAAACCTATCAGACGAAGAATACTTCAAACGCTTTGTCACTACTGTGATATCAAAAGACTTTGTGATTCTTTTAGACTCCTTAATCACCACAACCCAACTCACCTATACTAAGAAACAAGCTCTCGCTAGATTCAGGGATGATGGCACAATGGATTCAATAATCTTAGGTAAATTTGATAAGGTATTGCTCTCCGAAGTAATTGAAATTCTCGCAATATTCAATCTAGGCTTACGCTTCATACCTGTGAATAAAGAAGACTACTGTGAGCAAGATATCATGAGTATTCATTGATGAATGAGCCAAATGAAGAATTAAATGAGTTACTCGATTTAGATATCCATAAATGTTTCCTCAATTTAGATACAAAAGATGAAACATTATTTAAATTAAAATATGAATTAGAACTAATAGACGACTATTTACTTGGTGGCGATTGGGATGAGTAATAATGGATTAATTGTAGATGGAAAAGTAAATGGTAGAAAGATTATCTGGCAACCTACTGCTGGCTCTCAGACCCTCGCGTTATCATGTCCCGCAAATCTAATTCTTTATCATGGCTCACGGGGTAATGGTAAAACGGATTTACAGATAATGCGATTCCGTAAGAGTGTGGGAATTGGATATGGTCGATTTTGGAAAGGGATTATTATTGACCGTCAATACTCCGCATTAGACGACATCATAACAAAAACAAAGCGTTACTTTCCTCAATTCCTAGATGGGGCGAAATTCTTATCGAGTAAAGGCGAATTCAAATGGGTGTGGAAAGATGGTGAGGAACTATTATTTCGTGCTGTGGCTGACGAACAGGATTATCAGAAGCTGCATGGACAAGAATTCTGTTACATAGGCATTAACGAGCTGTCGCAATATCCCGATTCAACTGTGTTAGATTTGGTCACCTCATTAAACCGTACCTCATTTGTACCTGAAGAACATCCTCTACTTGATGGAACTATTCTACCTGAGATACCCTTAACCATCTTCTGCACAACAAACCCAAGTGGTCGTGGACATCTATTTGTGAAAAAAAGATTCATTGATGCTGGTGATGCGGGTGAAATTGTGAAGCGAGAGGTCAAAATATTCAATCCTCGTACACAGAAAGAAGAAGTCATGGTTAAGACCCAATGTCATATATTCGGGTCATATCGTGAGAATACAAAGCTATCCCCTGAATATGTGGCAGACTTAGAAAGTATTATTGACCCACGCAAAAGACGTGCATGGCTCTTAGGCTCATGGGATAATGCTGTGGATGGAGGTATGTTTGAGGATGTATGGGATTCCGATACCCATATCATCCCACCATTTGATATCCCTAGTAGTTGGAAAATAGACCGTTCATTTGACTGGGGAAGCAGTAGTCCTTTCTCTGTGAATTGGTGGGCTGAGTCTAATGGTGAAGATATCACATTGCGTAATGGCAAAACTCGTTCAACTGTGAGAGGGGATTTATTTCTTATTGGTGAATATTATGGTTGTGAAGAAGGAAATGTTAATAAAGGATTAAAGATGCTTGCTCATGATGTAGCTACAGAGATTGTAAAACGTGAACTCATGATGGGTATTCATGATAGATGTAAAGGTGGAGCAGCAGATAACTCTATTTGGAATATGGAGAATGGCAATTCCATTGCACGGTCAATGAATCAACCTATTGTGATTGGGGATAAAGTCTACCAAGGTGTGACCTGGGAACGCTCCGATAAATCACGAGGTAGTCGTGTTCATGGCTGGGAATCGGTGAAGCAATTTCTACAGAACTCAAAAACAACACCTGACAAACCTTATCGTGAAAAAGCGGGGTTATTTATATTTAATACCAATAAATATTTTATTGAAATATTTCCGACCACAGTTCGTGATACAAAGAACCCTGATGATGTAGAAACTCACTCCTGTGACCATATACAAGATGCAGTGAGATATCGAGTATTAGCAACCAAGTTAGGCTCTAAGTCTGGTAAGACTAAGGGGTTGACATAGGGGTAATTTATCAAACACCTAAACACCATCTATCAACAATTAAAATCAAGTGCTACTAGGAGAGGTATTCCCTTTAGATTAACCAAACTACAATTATATGGATTAGATTACCCTACCGTGTGTCCAATATTAGGTATCCCTCTCAAATGGAATAAAGGTAAAGCCTATGATAACTCCTATAGTTTTGATAGAATTGATAATAATGGTGCGTATGAAATAGGAAATATTGTTGTGGTATCTAATCGTGCTAATAGACTTAAGGGTAATGCAACGGTTGAAGAATTAGTTAAGATTGCGGAGTTCTATAAAAATATTGACAATTTAAAATAAGGCATTATAATTAATCATAACACGGCTCTGAGTCACGAGAGTTCTTTAAGTTTATCGTACTGACAGCTTGGAAAGACAAGCACTATGAATAAAACAATATGGTTTTGAGATTCTGCCGAATCGAGTTCTCCTATCATTTTCACCGCCTAAAGTAGAAATGATTGGTTACACCATGTTGTTTTATTGATAGTTAAATGCGTAGGCTGATACGCTATGGAACGGGGTAGAAGCCCAAAAGCCTAGTGGAGTGTTACTGTAGGAGTAACTATCTCGAAAGAGTAAGCGTGTGTTAAACAGCACCACAAGTTGGAGTTCAGCACCGACAACTATCAATATGCGCCTGTAGCTCAAAGGTAGAGCGCGTTCCTCATAAGAACTGGGTTGTAGGTTCGAATCCTGCTTGGCGCACCAATATCAAACCTCATCAAATCCCCAATCAAATCCTTGACAAAACCCACTAACTTGTGGTAATGTGTTCTTTTCTAACCACCTTATACTAACCTAAAGGTAAAATAATAATGGCTTTAAAAGAATTCTTACAAGAAGTTAAGTCGCTAAATAGTGATGCTGGTATTCAATTGACTAATGCGGATACCCGCACTGTGATTGATAATGTGTTCAAAGCATTAACTGCTCAGACATCAATTCGTATTCCAAATTTTGGTGCATTCAAATTGAAAACTCGTGCTGCTCGTGCTGCAAGAGTAGGTCGTAATCCGTCCACAGGTGAAGCATTGAATATCGCAGCTAAACCAGCGACACAATTTCTCGCATTCAAGCAAGCTAAGTAATAAAACTATAGTGAGGACGTAATGGCAGAAGATTTAGAAAATAGAATCGCGGAATTAGAAGGAATCATTAAACGTCTATCTGCGGTAGAAGTCAAGAAACCCTCACTGTGGGATAAAGTAAAATATAAATTATCCGAACAAGGAACTCAACGAGGACTTATGTTATTAATTCCTATGTTGCTGATTTCTTGGTTTGGTATTGAAAAAGATACAGCCGTTGAAATTGTCACAGGTGTGATTGCTTTAGCTTCTGCTCATGACATAGTTACTGAAGGATAAAATTTTATGAGTATTAGTTCTACACATCCACTTTATGATGAAGCAATTCCCGATTACACTTTAATGCGGGATTGTTATAAAGGCGAGAAACAGGTTAAAAGTAAAAGTGAGACGTATCTACCTCCAACGGGCGGTCAAACACTTGATGGTATGGGTATTGGTCAAGATGGGCGCACTGCATATAACGCTTATAAGCAACGAGCTGTCTACCACAACTTTGTACATGATGCTGTTGAATCGTATTTAGGTCTTCTCCACTATAAACCCACTCAAATATCACTTCCTCCAGAAATGGAATTTTTGCGCGATAAAGCAAGTATTAATGGTGATAATATTGACCATTTATTGCGGAGGATTCATGCGCAACAATTTATTACTGGGCGTGTTGGCTTATTGCTTGACATTGATACTAGTGGCTCTGGCA